TCCAAAATTCTTGTCCAAATGGAATACTCCACGAAAGTTCCTAAAAAGCACACCAGAACAGGTGATAGAAATCATACGAGAATTGGGCTTTTATAACAGGCGAGAACGTGCTCTGCGCCAAATGTCACAAGACTACTTGACATGGGACGGAAATGATGCTACAATGTTATATGGCATTGGAAAGTATGGCAGTGATAGTTACGAGATATTTTTCAAGCAAAACTATGGCGTTCAGCCCACGGACAAGGAACTGAAACGCTATCTAAAAGAAAGAGGCATTGATGTTTTTGAAACTGCTTGATAAGATTGGTCGCAAGCGAACCATATATGACAGAGACGGCAAGATACCCTATCTTGACCGCTATTATGTTTTTTTAAAGGACAGGAATCGTTTTCCTTTCAACATTACCCTTCACAAGGTAATGGTAAGTGATGAACCCGTGCTACACGATCATCCCTGGGGATATGCAACACTGATACTAAAGGGTGGATACTGGGAACACATTCCACTAACCAACGAAACAACGGGAGGCGTGATAGGCAGCACCAGAGTATGGAGAGGTCCTGGACACTTCCGCATTAGATCAGCAGATGATCTACACTGGCTTGAACTGGAGAAGGATGAAGCGGGAAATGAGATTCCGTGCTGGAGCCTGTTCTTCATGGGCAAGAAAAAGAAGGAATGGGGATTCCTTCCATACGTCGATACAGAAGACATGGACCGTGGTTACAAGTGGATACACAATGAGGAATATTTGAATGCAAGAAACACATAATGAAATAGACACGCCTGAGGGACGTGATTGGTTATTGGGTCTTCTAAGGAAGCAGGAAGTAGTTGTTACCTTTACTAAAAAGGATGGCGAGGAAAGAAAAATGAATTCCACTCTTAACTTTGATCTAATACCAAAAGAGTTTCATCCCAAGACCCAGGTAACAGAAGATAAAAAGGAAGATAAAGTTCCTACGTCATTGGCTGTTTATGATGTTAATGCCAAGGGCTGGAGAAGTTTCCTCTGGGCAAATGTAAAGAAAATTGATTTTACTCTAGGGGAGCAAAATGGTTAAAAAAGTTTATTACACATGGCAGGACGTAGAAAAAATGTGTGTAAATATAGTCACACAAATGTACAAGGATAACTGGAAGCCAGACTACATCGTGGGCATTACACGTGGAGGTAATGTTCCTGCTACTATTATTAGTAATATGACAGGCATTCGTTGTGAAGCACTCAAGGTTGCACTACGTGATGATACAAGCCATTTAGAAAGCAATGCTTGGATGGCCGAGGATGCCTACGGTTATGACAACGAAGGATCATTTGCTCCGGAGATGGGACAGTTTAAAAATACGCCAATGGGCAAGAACATTCTTATCATAGACGACATTAATGATACTGGTGCAACATTTAATTGGATTAAACAAGATTGGAAGAGCAGTTGTTTATCACATAGTCCTGTATGGGATCAGATTTGGGGAGACAATGTACGTTTCGCAGTATTAACAGAAAATCTAGCAAGTAATTTTGATGGTGTTTCGTACTATTGTAATGAAGTAAACAAAGCCGAGGAAGATGTATGGTTAGTTTATCCTTGGGAAAACGTAGGAGAATATTAATGCCAACAGAATACGATAAAACCTGCACCGTAACCTGCACTGACAATGACAAGGTAGCAGAAGCAGAAGTTGAAAGATTTGAAGAAAAACAATTTTTAGATATTTGGTTAGCAACAAACAAGATTCACATGGAATACAATGGTAGAGTTTATGTTGGCAACAAGATGGGTTTTGAATTTACAACACCCGGTCCAAAGGTATATCAAATAAACAGAGGTAGGGGGTTTTAGATGGCAATCAAGGTTATCTACAGAAAGGAAGATTGGGAAGCACTCGCAACCTGCATTAGATCCGAGCAGGTTCCAGCGGATCAAATTCCACTAATTTTTAATGAGAATCCAGAATTTTATAAATGGTACAAAAGGGAGTACATGAATGACAATAAGCAAGGATGAGGCTCATAGCATCATAAGCAATCTAAATGAAGAAGCACACTCGGCCGCTTGGGACAGTTGGGTTGAGGCTGACGAATTGAGCGAGAGTGATGAGGAAGAGGATTGGGCATCAGCGGAAGAACTTCGTGAGGAAGCCAGCGCCGAGCAGGCAGGATACTTCCGAGCCAGTTTCAATGAACTCAAACAAGACCAACAGGACGCCATTTGGCAGTGGGCCAAGAAGGATGATGACTTTGCGGAGGACCTAAAGTCTTGGTATGGTTATGAGGAATTCGAGGAACACATTGCAGAGGTTGAGACTGAATAATGGAATTTAAGGACATACCTTGGACGGACATCGTGATTGACACGAGAGATTTTACCGTTTTTAAGGATGGTTTTCCGGTAACGGAAGGACACATTCTTTTTGTGCCCAAGGAAGAAACCTGGGATAAACTTGCTGCCTGTTACAAGGCCGCATATGCCTGGGGATACGATTGGGTGCAAAGGGGATACTGTGATGCCTATAACTTAGGGCAGAACATCGGTGAGGCAGCAGGACAAACAGTCATGTGGCCACACGTACATCTAATCCCACGCCGCAAGGGTGACATGGAAGATCCTCGGGGTGGAGTAAGACACGTAATACCCGAAAAGGGCAATTACAGAAAAAATGAACCCGATCCATCACAAATGGACATAGAAGACATTGTGAATGGTGAAGGGTGTTAAAGGAGAAAACAATGGCTAAGGAATACAATCGAGATAATATGATCAACGCTATTAAACAGCATGCGGAAGGTCATATTGCCAAACACGCAATGAACGTTGAAGTCTATCTAAAACGTGCTGCGGGCGTTGGTGAGCATCCAGACATTTTGGAAGCGATCGAGAAGGAGTTGAAAATTATTGCGGAATATGATGATCAACTGTCAGTCTTGAAAAAATACTTCATCGAATAAGGAGTTGAAACATGTCCAAGACTTGGACCGTAACAGTGGAGCAGGATCCGGAGGATGAGGACAATTTGGTTTTGCCACTTCCCCCGGATATGCTTGAATCAATTGGATGGCAAATTGGAGATACTTTGGATTGGGCTGATAACGGCAATGGCACGTGGTCACTCAAGAAAGTTCTTGACAATTCAGGACAGAAAGCGTATAATATAGATAATGACAATAGCAACTGACAAGAAATATTACTATAGCGAAATCTTTCACAGCATACAGGGTGAAGGACATTACACGGGTGTGCCCACTGCTTGGGTGCGTTTCTTTTTGTGCAATCTACAGTGCAATGGTTTTGGACAGACTGATCCTACTAATCCTGATACTCATGATTTGCCGTTTGAAAAGTTTGACACAAGCACGGTAACTCGTGTTGAAGATTTGCCTGTATGGGATAAGGGTTGTGACAGCAGTTACACGTGGAGCAAGAAGTTTAAGCACCTAATGGGGCAAAAGACCGCAGTTGAACTTGCACATCAACTAATTGACACACTTAGAACGGATAGTAATCCAGAAGGTTTATTTTTACATCCTGTAACAGGACAGAGACAGCACTTCTGTGTTACGGGCGGCGAGCCGCTGATGAAACACGCACAGGAAGCGTTCATCGGTATCATGACAGAATTTAAAAGATTAAACAATATGCCAGCAAGTGTTACGTTTGAAACTAACGGCACACAGGCACTTACACAGGAGTTCAAGGACTTTTGGCACGTGGATAACGAAGTTACCAAGGACGTTGAATTGTTCTTTAGTGTGAGTCCTAAACTATGGACGGTGGCAGGTGAGACTGCGAAGAAGGCGATTAAGCCTGAAGTGGTAGCAGAATACAGAAGTTTGAGTGACAGAGGACAACTAAAATTTGTTGTAGGTTCCGAACAGCAACAGTGGGATGAGATGGAGAGTGTCATCGCACAATTTAAGGCACAGGGTGTTGATTATCCAATATGGGTAATGCCCGTTGGTGCCAGAGAAGAAGAACAAACAGCAACGGCCGGAGCAGTTGCTAAGATGGCTTTCCAAAGAGGATACAACGTGGCGGCAAGGGTTCATGTTTATCTTTTTGGTAATGCGATCGGAACATAAGGAATGAGTATGGACTTTATAAAGAAAATGTTCAAGAAGAAAGAGCCGGACACATCTAAGCCTGGACTTACAGAAAAGGAAAAGGCAACGATGAAGAAGGAACCTTGGGTGGGTGTTTTGAATACTCACGTTAATAAGGAAAATGTTCGAAATGGCTTTTTTGAACTTGACTGGAATGAACATTTCATAGTACAATTAAAACAACAGGGTTACGGAGTAGAAGGCGACAAGGATGAGGAAATTGTTGATCGTTGGTTCCGAGAACTTTGTGCAAACGTTGTAGTCGATGGTGACTACGGAGGACCACTTGACACTGGTAGCATAGATGCCAGTGCTGTTAAAAGAGATAATGAGTAAAATGTGTCATATAATAGTAGATACTGCGAACACGTTCTTTCGTGCGAGGCATGTAATAAATGGAGATGCTGACATTAAGTTGGGCATGGCTTTTCATATCACGCTAAACAGCATCAAGAAGGCTTGGCAAGATTTTAATGGCAGTCATGTTGTGTTTTGCTTAGAAGGACGCAGTTGGCGTAAGGACCATTATGAGCCTTACAAGCGTAATAGGCAAGAAGCACGTGATGCTCTTACTGAAAAACAGCAGGATGAGGAAACTGTATTCTGGGAAGCGTTTGATACATTTAAGGAATTCGTAACAGATAAGACTAACTGCACGGTACTACAGCACCCACAACTGGAAGCAGATGATCTTATTGCAGGCTGGATACAGCAACATCCTGATAGCAAACACGTGATTATTTCAACAGACACAGACTTTCAACAGTTAATTGCACCTAATGTAAAACTATACAATGGTGTGCAAGAAATCACAACAACACACGAAGGCTTCTTTGATAAAAAAGGACAAGTTGTAATTGATAAAAAAACTAAAGAACCTAAGGCCGTTCCTAATCCAGAATGGTTACTATTTGAAAAATGCATGAGAGGTGACACTAGTGATAATGTATTCAGTGCTTATCCAGGTGTGCGTACAAAAGGCACTAAAAACAAAGTGGGCTTACAAGAAGCATTTAATGACAGGCAAACTAAAGGATTTAGTTGGAACAATCTTATGTTACAACGTTGGGTTGATCATAATGGTAAAGAGCATCGAGTTCTTGAAGACTATGAAAGAAATAGAGTGCTAATAGATTTAGCTCATCAACCTAATGATATAAAAGAAATTATTAAGGAAACTATTAACAAGGCTGTTTCAGCAGATAAAAATATAAGCCAGGTGGGTATTAGACTAATGAAGTTTTGTCACCTTTATGATTTGAAAAAGATTTCAGATCAAGCACAGGCTTATTCTGAGCCATTAAATGCGAGGTATAACGGATGACTATCATTCAAGCAAAACCAATTATTGCAAACAAATTTTGGATCGTAGAAGAAGATGGATTTAAGGTAGCAACACTTAGAAAGAACGAAGAAAATAAATTTATATTGAGCAATGAACAAGGTGTGAAAGTTTTTAATAATAAAGAAAGCGTAACACAACAATTTGGCAAGGGATTTTTTGCAAAGATTATTAAAGAAGCAGATAATTCGCTTCCAAATGAAGTTCATGGATATTCTTGCAGTACTAAACCACACAATAGCATGTACGATATACAAAAGAAACTTCCGTTATTCACAAAGAGCAAGGATAGTAAGAGTCTATACTGTGCAGGATATTATACCATTAAATTTGAAAAAGGATGGGTAAAAAGTTTCTGTCCTAAACTTATAACACTACAACGCTATGAATATAGAGGCCCATTTAAAACAGACATAGAAATGAAACAGGTACTAGCAAATGTCTCAAAATAACATACCCGATTCATTACCCAGCGTTGAGAGGCTGTTACAGCGTGCGGCTGTTGCGGAAAAATCACAACAAAAAGAGATTAGAATCAGTATTGAAGAAGCAAGAGCCCTTACTACTGAACTAGCACTCATAACGTCAAAACTAGGAAAAACAGTGGGTGAAATACATCAAATGCTACAGGATTTAAAGCAATCAACTACTGAAGTAGATGTAAAGATGGACGGGGGATCTTTCTAAAAAGGATAAATATATACGTAGTTAATAAAGGATTACGTATATAATGAGCAGACCTAAACCTAATGTTATACTCGAACATACAAATCGAGAAACATATAAATTAGAACAGATACTTGAGAGCGAAGCCATATGGGCAGTTTTCTACCAAGGAAAACCTTTCAATCTTAAGAGCGGCAGCATGGTATCCAGTTATCCTGGACCTAAGTATAAAAAAGTTTCCTTTTCAAATCCAGGTCATGCTAGAAATCTTGCAAAAAAATTAAACAGACTTTTTAAAACAGATGAGTTTGGAGTTTATAAACTTACTGATGGTGCAAAAGAAAAATGAAATGGATGTTAAAGACCAATACACGGAAACATTTTTAAAAGCAGCAAATCACGATCCAATTACCGAAGAAGAAATAAAAAAACACAAATTAGTATGGTGGTGGAATATCAGAAGCAAGGATTCTGGTGGATTAAGATTAACTGACGATGCAATTAAGTATATAGAATTAATTGCCAAAATAAAAATTTATAAGATTGATTTTCCAAAAGACTTCTCAATTACTCCACAAGTGCTTTTATGGCTTGACAATTTCATCGAATCTCCGTATTATATTACTAAGAAATCAATTACAGTTTTAAAGGAAAAAGCCGCTTTTGAACTTTATTTGTTTTCGGGTGATGTTAAAAAGATGGGATACAACAAAGCACTATCCAAAAGACTCAGCCAAGATTAATCAGAATTATAGTAGCAGTTAATAAATATTTTATGATGATAGAACTTAATCCATTAGACGTGCTTAATGTGCGTGAAAGCAAAACGTTACCTCCTCATTTTTCTACCATCAAAATTTCGGATGGGGAAAGATATGACAGCAATATTGTTGGATGGATCAAGGCGAAATTGAATGGAAGATATTGTATTGTAAATTATCCTTCCATTGATAATGGAAACAGATTCAAAAACTCTACGTTTGTGGGTTTTGAAGATGAAAAAGAACTAACCTACTTTATGTTAGGTTGCCCATACTTAAGGAGAAACTAATATGGCAGAAGAAGCAAAAGCAGTTGATACAGAACAATCAACTCCAAAACAAGATACACAACCTGCGGCAGGATCAGGACCCGTTCCTACACCCGACGCACAAAATGCACAGGCACCTGTAGCACCAGATCTTAATGTTAGCGATCTAAATTCAGTTCGTAGCATTATTGATATTGCTACACAAAGAGGTGCATTTAAGGCAAATGAACTAGAAGCAGTTGGTAAGACATATAATAAACTTACAGCATTCCTAGATCATGTAACAAAACAACAACAAGCAAATCAAGAACCTAAGGAAGAGAACAATGGCTAAAACAACAAAACACGTAGGTAAAATGAAAAATACCGGCGATAAAGTTGCCGTGGTTTTTAGAACCGTACCGGGTGAGTCAAACAAAGCGTTGGTATTACCAACAGCAACTTTACCAGATGAATATCATGATGGACTAATGAAACTGATTGAATCAGAACAAGCGCAAGAAACATTTGAACTTGGTGAGATCATGTTCCATAAGTATTTCTCTGATGGGACTCCTATGCTACAGAGAGTTCAGCAACAGGGAAGACTTAAGAAAGTAGATACTGATACTGTAATGATGACTCCAACTCCAACACAAGAGATTGCTCTTTCTGAACTAAACGTTTTGATTGCAGAACAAAAAAATGTTGCAGTTGATGAACTTTACACATTTGTTAGTGGTGCTCCAAAAGCAGGTGAAACTGTGGCAGAACCAGTTGTACCAGAAACAACACCTAGTGAAGAGCCTATTGCGGCTCCTGCAACTGACGGTGTTCTTTCGGACTCTGATCTTGCAAGGTCATATCGTAGTCAGGCTGATGCTATGTACAAGGAAGCGGCTCGCTTACGCAGAGAAGCAGACGAACTAGATCCGCCAAAGAAAAAGACTACAACTAAGGCTAAAGCAGAAGCATAAACAGTGACGCATAGGCAGTACTTTAGACCGCCGAAGCACATTGTTAAGGAGTGGCCAGAAGTATTCGAAGATTTGTATATGAATACCATGCCGGTCGCTTATGTGGATACTATGATCTTAGAATTTAACGATGGTCGTGTTTGGCAGATAGATATTAGAGAACAACTCAAAGATGCAGATCCAAATGATGTTGCAAAGAGGTTGTTGGATACTCTATCTGAATACAAAGATACGATTAAAAAGATAGACTTTAAGATTAATATTCAAAAATTGAAAGACGAAATAAAAAATCGCACAGATAAAATATTTTAGTTTCTCCAACTAAAACAAGAAAGGGCCTAAATGGCCCTTTTTTTATCTGGTATTTCCGTAATGAATAACTTTATAATTGTCCGAAGTATGTTCTCTCCAAGGATCGACCACAATGCTATCACTTGAGAGTTTAACATAAAGAGTAGGATGAGCAAGAAGAACGACTGCTCTAAATTCCATTCCATTGCCCAAATCAATAGCAGGATCAATAGTCATTGGACCTCTTCCTAATTCATGGCAATAATGACCTACCAATAGACTGTAACTACCGTCCTGATATGGGACTCCTGGCTTGTATGCTATTCCATTTAATAATATAGGAAGGTCATGTTCCTTGGCAAGTGCGACTAATTTTTCAGCCATGTTCTTGGCTTGCTTTTCACGTGCATTCATCACGGCATCAAACAAATCGTAACCTAGATTTAATTTGTCTGCCATATAACGAAGTGCGATATTGTCTCTTGGATGGCAGCCGCCGCCATCTCCCATGCCTGCCTTCATGTATGCTGAACTTGTAATTCTCTTTGTGCAGTTTGATAATGCTTCGGTAACCTTATCCACGTTTATGTTGCCCTGTCGCTCAGCAACATCCTGCATCATATTAACTAAACCAATCTTGGTTGAAATGAATGTGTTGTAGAATACCTTGATGCATTCACATTCATCCCAGGTTCCGATTTCATACTTGGGATTGTTTTCCATTATGGTTTGATAGAATCTAACCAGTTCAATCGCATCACCTGTGGCGCTTCCATCTTCAGTTCCTATCATAACAATATCAGGATTGACCATATCCCATGCCACTGTTCCCATTGCAATAAGATATGGATTATAAACAAATCTAGTATTAGTTACTAACGGATAAAATTCTCGGCGTACTGTTCCAGGTAACACAGTTGATATAAGAACAAGCAATTGATCCTTGTTCATGTATTCATTTGCTTCCTTGAGAACACTTTGGACTATATCGTATGAAAAATCCTTTGGTTCAAGGTGTGCCGTAGGTGCCCTGCCATCATATGCAGGATCGTGTGGTGTAGGAACAGCAACAAATACTATTTCTCTATCCTTAACACAATCTTCTATGGTAGTCTTAAATTGGACTTTATCTGTTTGGACATCAACTATATCATACCCGGTTACGTCATGTCCTTTTTGGGCTACTACTTCTGCGCAGGGCAAGCCCAATTTACCCAATCCTATAAATCCAATTTTCATTTATCGTTCCTTTACCGTTATACCAAAAGTATTTACAAAAACGCATTTAAGCGCCTTTTAAACCTGGTTTTTGTGCTTGGGTTCAACTATAGCACTACACCTAATACCACCGCTGTATGACGCTTAAAATGCGTTTAAGGCGCCTTAAAACGGTGCTAGTAGTTCATGGTCCTTATTAATTTTTCATAATCCTTGCCTACCAAAATGCTTCTATTGTGCCTTGCTATTGTTCTTACGTTTGGCAACCATGTCTTGCGCAATTCCTTTGGACTCATTTTGCAAAGCCTATTAACCTCATCCAAAATAGCCAGCATCCTATCACCATCATCCTTTATGGTATCATAGGATTCATCTATGAATGGAGCATAAGTTTTATATCCAAGTTCCTTCAAATACTGTAGGCTGTTGGCTGCTGTTACCATTATGAACGGATGCCCCATTGCAATGGTTTTAAATATCTTTTCACTTAAAAAAGGAACTCCTTCATAATACGTAGTTTCATTAACTATGCTGAAATAGGTTTCCATGTAAAATTCATTTATGGAGTTTTCATGTATTGCTCTGTTAGTAACAAGATCCTTTGTGTCAAGGTACAAGGGTTTCATGCCCACGATGTCTTTATTCTGTTCCAATATTGCGGATATTTTCTTGTTGTCGCGGTGTAGATACTGTAGTTGGGGATATACATGATTCCAACCTTTATTATCATCACTAGGTGCAAAACTTATGTATCCTTCATCCAATAAATTTTTTGATTTGAGAAGAGTTAAAAGCAGTGGACGGTGTAGCCTCCAACGCCTATTAAGATTTAAAAACTTCTTGGTATATTCTTTTTTCTTTGGCAGAGCCATTGGACTATTTCTTGCCGCATCCTTGCCCGTGGCTTCAAATAGGCTAAACCAATCTACTTTTATTTCAGATTGCTGTAATTGGCGTGCAACCTTAGCAACGTGTTTATTCATATCAGGAATCGCAGAAAGAAATATTATCTGCTCTGCTGGTATGTTGTGCTTGATGACAATGTCTTGATAAATTGCATCCGCACATTCATAAAAGTGTTCCAGTCCGTTGTCAAGCATTAGAAAAACTTCTCTATTCCTAATTTTCTGCAAAACATCTTCAGGTACCATATTTTCTATGCTAAACATTTTGAAACTATCAGCATTTGAAAATTGTATGTAGAAAAAATCATAAGGTTCATGATCCTTGGCACGAACTCCAACATTGGGATTTATTTTAACAATTTCCTTGTCGTGCAGGCTGTAGGTTAAAACGTATGGTAGGTTATCTTTGTTTATGCAGGGCATTATAATCTACTCACTCCGCTTGGTGTCCAGAATTTAAGTGTGTCATCCAGTGTCTTACACTCTAATACTTTCTTCTCATATTCCTGTGCATAACTTCTCATGCCATCAGTGACTGGATAAAACTTTTCAAGATATTTAAGATAGCCCAGTGGAGTGGGATGATAGTCTGCTGTCTGACCCTTGCCTCCCCAACCCTTGATCGGTGTTTGGGGCCATACGCCGTCATACACAACATCAACCACTGCGGGTTTTACGCATTCAAGCGTTGATGAATATAGTTTTAATATGTCCTCTAGATGATTTCCTTTTATATTGTCAGACATTTTTGTTTCCTCAAAATCCACCATCTTTAACATGTCCGAGTCGCATGGCAGATGTTCAAGATAAACTCTAGTCTGTTCAACCAATCCTAGATCTCTCATAAGATAGAATCTATCATCTGCCCACTTATATACGAACTCCATGTCTATCACGCCCTGGGTGTATATGTTTCCCGGTGTTTCCCATCTGTTGTTCTTATATCTATCCTCCCTGCTAACGCTGCTCCACATAACGATAACCAAATCATCTTCAGTAAATTTGTGTGTGAGGTTTGCTTCCACAATGCTGTTGGCTATGAATAGATTGCCGCCACCACTCTGTCCATAGTTGTAATACTCTGGAACTTCGGTTGCTATTATGTCAGCCCATGTGGGCCAGTTGTAGTTTGTTAGGCTGCAACCAAACGCAAAGAATCTCTTGTATTCATTAAACGGTTTCATAATACTTCTCCGTTCTGGCAACTGCTTCTCTAATTGCATCCGCATAGAAGTCACTACGCCTTATTAAATCAAAATTGTGCTGAATTGTATCCATGCTCTTTTCTAATCTTGCTATCTTTTCTTCCTGTGGCAGTGCGATCCAATCATTGAGAATCTGCTGCGTGGCATTAAAGCGTTCAACATTATCTTGTATATCATTGTATGCAGGATCTATTCCGCACCAGTCCGTTCTAAAGCCCATGTCCTCCAGGCATCTCAGGGTTCCTTGGCTGGCAAATAGTATTAGTGGATGCCCCATTGTGATGGGTTTGAATATCTTTTCCGTGATGAATGCAACATCGTGTAGGAATATGGTTTCTGTGATCACAGTAAGCAAACTATTTTTATAAATTTCAACATTATACTGATTGGCAGCATTTATCTTGCTCCAATCTCCGTCTATGAATTTAGGAAACTCCTTGGCTATGTCCGAATAATCTCCTACTAGACTTTCGGTATCTCTATCTCTTAGTCTTATTTCATTGCCACTTACTATTCCTTTGTTCAATGCTCCATCCTTTATTAATCTATATAGGTGTGCGCCTCGCTGAGGACGATAAACTCTATTAAGGCTGTTGTAATCCTTGCTGTTAGGATTTGCCATGGCATATTTTATGACAGGAGCAGTTGGTAGTTTATCATCTCCGAATATGTTTCCGAAGTGATTGCTATACATTACATCATACAGCCTATCCAGGCCCTTGGCTTTTAGCCATCTGCGATACTGATGCTCTATCTTCTTATTGCCCTGTAGTATTAGAACGCTGTCCTTGGGCAATCCAAGTTCAACCATTGCGATATGCGTGGTTAAAAAGCAATCCCAATGCTGTGTAATCATGGGTCCGCCTTCTCTATCCGCATTAATTACGATCCTAATCTTCTTTTCCTTGGCTAGTTTTCTTATTTCCTTGGTTAGGCTGGACAATATGTGCCTATGTGGGACTCCTGCATTAGTCAATACTCCTGCCCACCAATTGGGATCTCCCCTTACATCCACAAAATATATTCCTTTTTCGTTAAGATCTGTTAACTTCGAAACATCTAACTGCATTTCCATACACTTTTGTTTGATAGGTGCTCCTGGTGCAACTAACCAATAGTCATTTTTACCGTTTGAGGCTAGTTGGTTCTGATTAGAGTCGTTATTTTGCAGTGTGTCAAAGTAGATTTTCATTCTTCCATCAACTCCTCTAGTTCAGGAAATATAAGAGGTCCGTCTTCTTTACGTTTTCTATCATGATGATCAATGGTAATTTTAAATTTATGTATAATATCAGGATTATGTTTTGTCGATTTTAAGCCATTAATAACAGTTTGTAGTGCTTCTTTAATATTTCCGCCTTTGTTATCAGCATACTCTGTTAATTTTTTTATAGTATCTGCTATTTCTTCATCTGTAAGAAGTTGTAGGCTTAAGAATTCAGGATTCATTATTACATAAAAATGCGGATTGTAATTTTTAGTATCAACCAAACCACTGTCCAGCATGTAGTCAATAAAATTAGTAAGTGTTTTGATATTGAGAATAGATACAACTGTATTTGTTTGCATATGAACGTGTGGTGCTTGTTCTCTTACAGTTCTAATATTTTGTTCTATAACATTCCATATAGTTCCATGCCTAATATATTCAGCACGCGGTCCCCAACTATCTAAACTAGCACCGATATATACGTTAGAAAACTGCTTCCACATGTCTAACACATTCTTATCTTTGTATTTTAAAACGCTCATGTTTGTGTTGTATCTTAATTTTACATCTGTTCTTCCATGCTTAATTAAGTATTCGAGGATATCGTAATGTTTGTCAGTTAATAATGGTTCGCCTCCGGCAAAATAAAACTCCTCTATGGTATCAAAATGGGGTAAAAACTGTTCATACAGTGCATCATTGTTTGCTCCGCCAGCATAGGTAAAGATTTTTTCGCTGCCATGCTCCTGCGCCCAACTGCTCGAGTAAAGCGGACCACATGAACGGCACTTAAAGTTACAGATATTGCTCCACCTTACGTCAAGATATCTCAGTTTGAAATCGTCAAGGGTTCCATCTGGATTGGTATTGGCAATTGCATCGTCTATGTATTTAGAAAACTGTTCATTTGAATGCTTGCGAAAACTGCTATTACCGGCATCCTCATCTCGATAACATGCAGTGCATTGGCTGCATTTTTCTCCAGCCAACATATTTTTGCGCATTGTCTTGAAACTTTCATTGTTAAACACTGTTCCAAGATCGCCATCCTGGACATTGCCCATAGATTGCTGCCAGTCTCCAACGCAGCAAGGCAATACCGTTCCATCAGGATTTGAATAGAGATGAATCCAAGGTAGA